GGTACTTCTCATAAACATATAGTAATCTTCGGGACTATATTGAGATAGTTTTCTATAATTTGTTGCTTCTGAAACTGCTGACCCATTATGTTTGATTGCATTCTTGTGTAATATGCTCCACCATGGTATATGCAAAGTGTGTGCGGGGGTCGCATCGCTAAACATTGTGCTATATGGGAAACCCTTTCTAGTAAACGCAGGGCTTTCTGTTAATTGTACACCTACATGGTTATACAACATCAACGGTGGTATGTTTGTAAATTGACTACCTTGGTCATTACTAATATCTAATATCGCTTCATTGATGAATACCTCACAACCGCGTACATCTGCTTGTGTTGCTTTTGCTAACACTAATGTCATACCACCCTTAGTGCGGTCTACATTACCATCACTATCCATTTTTATGCCAATGACCGTGTTTATCTGCTGACTGGTTAATGCAGCACCTGAATTGTTATGGTAGCCAACTAACTGATTATGGAACACATTAGGTTGTATGACTATTTGGTAAGCACCCACTTCCGCAGGGTCAGGGAAGTGTCTACTCTGTGTATATTCACTAGCAGCCTCAAGTACAATACTGTGACCACCTGCTTTGTTTACAGTTGCCGCTAAAGTTGTACTTGTACCATCAGATGATGCTAATACACCGTAACCGTCATATTTCACACCACTCTCGAACATTAACGTAAATGCCCCGCCGTGAATATCGCTGGGCGGCGACGGTGCGGCGTTTACACCACTAAAATTAATCTCTGCATCCATAGCATGAATGTTCTCTGTTATACCACCTGTGCCTATTGCTGTGGCTACTGCCGCTTTCTTATTCGTAGATGTTGTATTATCTGCAACTAAACTTGAATCAACAAAACCATTTGTCATTTGGTAATCAATCAAATGTCTTCTGTATAGGCTTTGGTAAGCAGGGTGCGCCCAGTGTCCGGGTAGCATCGGCATTGTTGGTGTGACGAAGTGATGTCCCATTCTTGGGAATGGCATAGGTGTCAACACAGGTTTGCTATATGCGTCGTATCCTATTGTCTGTCCTGATACATAGTACAACGTGTTAGCCATATCAGGTGAGTTGCCGCTAACTTCTGCATGGTCACGTAATCGACGTGCTGCGAAGAACCTGTTGCTTCCAGCAGGTATGTAATAGGAAGGTACTACCTTTAGATTTGTAACAGTTTGACCTGCCATGAATGTAGCAAAGTTAACATCGCCAACAACGTCTAATGTATTATCACTTTGCGCAATGTATGTGCATACAGCACCTTCATCAGTTGTCGGGTTATACACACGTAGGAACTTTCGAGTATCTTCTTTAGTACCAAACCCAGCATCAAAGACGTTTGCATTGAGTATATTGCTTCCGTGTGTTGTATCGATGGTAAGTATGCTTGTGCTACTATTCCACGCTGTTACAGATACTACGTCGTTCTCTACACCACTTGTATGTGTATAGACAGTTGGATACCTGTGTGTATGCGTGTGCCCCATCTTTGTGACATGGAAAAATAATGTGCGGTCATGTAACTCATAACTAGTCTGCAATGGAGAGTTATCATTCCATGCACCTAGTTCTGAATCAAAGGTTACTGGGTTGATGCGCTCCCAGTTGTGATTTTCATATGTAGGTGCTTGACGTGGGCTTGCTACACTGTTGTCGAATAGATGTCCTATGTGACTCTCACCCATGTCAGGGTGTATCATACCGCCTGTACCAATTGTCTCATGCTGATATGCTTGTATTGGGTCGAATCCTGAACGTACAACTATGTTGCCCGGTATACTGTTAGGGTCAGGTAACTGTACCTTCAAGTTAGGTATCTTACCACTGTTAGCAAGCGCAGGTGCGTTACCCTTCACACCTCTGTTCTCAGGTATACGGAATCCACGTATGATAGTCCCCAATGGACTGCCGCCCTCTATCTTGTGTACTTGCCCTGTCTCATCTCTTACGGTGATGCTTTGGAATTGTATCTCTTCATTTGGTATGTTTAGTACGTTACCAATCTTGTATGGGTGCTTACGCATAAGTTCAGGGTGCGCTAACTCTTGTGCTTGTAGTATAGGCATCATAGCGCTGTTTGTAGTCTCGAAAGAGAACCTTACGTTACCATATATCTTCTCACCTGTTTGGTATGCGGTGTTGCTCTTTACACGTGTCATCCATGGTACTGCACCAAGACCGCGAGCGTTGATTGCTGGCATACTGAGGTTACCACCATCCATTCTCTTCCACACTATGTTCTCTACTGAGAAGTTCTTTGCGGCAGAATCTTGATACATCTGTAATGCGTTTACATCACCCATCCAATAATTAATGGGGAAACCGCTACTATGTGCTGCTGCATATTTATCAGCAGATGTGTTACGTTCTGCATCGTCTGTTTGTAGTAAAGCAGAACCAACAGAATGGTCTAAGTCGAATAGTAAATCACCTGTCTTATTTAGACCCGGTGTAGCGTTTTGCAACTTCAAATCAGTAGGTGTAGCGCTGAAAAAGTATGTTCCTGAGCCGCCTGAGAATAAAGTATCAGCCCAGTTTCCATTAGATGGTGTGCCGACAGGCACTATTGTATCTTCAACGATTAGAGCCTCTACATTCGGTCCAGCGTTTGCAGGTGCGACAAATCTATCTTGACCGTGGAACCTTTCATCCCATTGTGTAGTACCAGCGTATGTAATTGGGTTACTACCTTGTCCTATGACTTGTAACCAGTCACCGTTTGCGGTTATTCCATCTCTATCGTACTTTGCAATTAATGAACTCTCACACTCGTAACTGACTACTAGGAATGCGCTACTGTACAACCCTTGCGGCGTTGTTAGTTCCTTGGGTAATGTAGTGGTGTAGTTAGTAGGTGCGACCCATTGGTTAGCGTTACCTGTTTCATCTGTATCATTGAAGTTGTAAGTGTAAGTATCCCATCCTTCGCTACTACCACTTCCTAAATTAAACTTAGAGTAAAAACCTGACTTAACTAAATGAGTACCTAGTGCGTTTCCTATACCGTCAATTGTAGGTGTGCTTTCAGGACTACCCTGCATAGGTGCTACAACAGGTATGTTACTATGCACATTCATTACTGTACCAGCAGTTCCGTATGGTGAGAAGTTAAGCATCTCATGGTATGCGCCTAACCCAGCAGCATATCCACTAGTTGTTGTAGAACTAGTATTCTTTGTAATCGTAGTATTTATCTTCAAACTATTCAGATAAGAATATCTCTCACCATGCCAGCCTATTGCACCTATTGGTTTTGTTCTATCAACAGCGTCTACTATGCCTGAGAAGTGAACCTGTGTCATGTGGTCACGTGTTGACACATTCTCGTTATTGAAACGCATTGTACCTGCTTTGCTCCATACATAAAGGGTATAGGAACTAGAAATAGCCTCAGTAAAAGACGTTCCGTCATCATCTATGTATTTTTCCCAAGTTTCAGGCGCTTCTAGAAGATTCAAACCATTTATTCTATTGGGTGCAAGATAGAATCTAACTTTCCAATTACTACTATCTGCTAACACTTCTCTAGAATGATAGCAAGCGAATCTAGTATTAGTTCCTTGATGTAATCTAATCCAACCTGATGTGGGTAATTGTTCTAATGTTGTTTGTGAACTACTTGACGGGGTTTCTACATAATTACCTGCATCAGTAGTATGGTCGTAATCAGAAGTTCCAGCAAGCGGTATCCACCCATATCTATCTTGACGCATTGCATTACCCATAGACGGCATGTGTGTGCCACCGAGAGACTTGAGTGCCCCAGCGCCGGGGAATGCGTTTATTGCAGCGCCTAGTACAGTAGCAAGTTCTTCACCGTTCTGACAACGTGTCGCATCTACTACGATGTATTCCATCTTTGCATCTGCTGTTGCTACGGCTTCGCTACCATTCCCTATGTAATCTAGAATGCGCCCTGTAAGCACACCCGAAGTTCTAAACGCAGTAGGATGTATTTGGTTTGCACGTTCCCAATTGCTACTCAATACTCTAGCAGCAGATTTACCCGCGTGTGGTGGATTAAATGTAATTTGATTGTCTAACCATGAGCCGCCCGGATGGAAACCACCATCCATGTGCCATACTGTATCTGCCGCCATAGTGATACCGAATCCGATAGTAGGCGTATGCATCTTAGGATGTATATGTGTTAAGTCGTATCCTATTTGCGCTGTACCTGTAACATCATGCGGTGTATCGTCATTGAACTGTTGACCGTAGTGCCTACCATGTTCAGGTCTTTGTGAGAACTTGCCCTTCCAACAGTAACCAGCAGGGCTTTCCCAATTCACCATCGCTCTCCAATGGAAGCCCGCAGTAGCGTCGTAGTATACCTTGCTCGGTGGCATGAAATTGTATTTCTCATTTACAATATGATTCGGGAATACATGTCTTGAATTGGCTATTGATTCGTCTAACGGTATAGAAGCCCACGTGCTACCACTTACGATAACTCTACCCGGAAACGGCTCTTTGGTATTAGCAGCATTACCGCTATCCGCATCTGCTACTTCTTGTGTAAATGGGAATGCTTGCCCCGGTCCAAATATGAGGTAAGTGGTCTTACTGTCTGTACCATCTGCATGGTCTTCATATCGCGCTGTTGGATGAGCAAATCTCAATACAAGCGGTACGGGCTTTGCTTTTATTTCACCTGCGCTATATGTCACACCACCTTTAGATAAATCAGGTGCTAGTATGTTCTGTTGATTGAACGCAGGTGGTGTAATACTACCACGATGCTGATTACACAATGCAGCGCCGGGGAAGAAGGCAAACATTGCATTTCCGTCTAACATAGCATAACTCGTAGATATTTCATTTGCATTCTGTAATCCGGTAACACCAGTCGGTCCAGTAGAATACGGATGGGTATAGAAAGTAGAATAGTCGTTCTGCGTACCATCGTTTACATCGAGTGTCACACCACTAAATCCACCACCAAAGAACAACGGCACGCTGTGGTCTTTGCTACTCTTACCACCACGGAAGTAGACTATTGGTTCAGAAAATACGCTACCAATGGAGCGCAGTCCATCGAACTCTCTTGTATTGTCAGTAGATGCATATAGAGATGTTAGTAAGTCTATGCTACCTTCGGCAGTAGGCCAATTTTCAGTAGCCGTATCTGCAACCCATTCTAAAGTAGTTACATCTGAACTAGTTGTCATTTTAGCAGTCGCAACAATGCTTTTAGTAGGAGAAATCCATATTCTTTTTCTTTCAGGTGCACTTACCAATGACGGTGTTGGGGAAGGTCTGTATCTAGGTATTATGAAATGAAATGCTCTTTGTGTCAATTTCGCTCTAAGTCCAAAAGAGGTACTTTCACTAACATCAATGATTACATGAGGATTGTCTATTTTAGGTAAAATATGGTCTCCACAAGAACGAGTGAATTGTAATCCTCTCAATCCTTCTGACCAATTATTAATATCAACTGGTACGTTTTGTGAATCAACTAAAACTGGTGTTGCAGTATTAGCATTACTTCCCTTAGCCACGGTATTAATTTGCAATAAAGTGTAAGGTACATAACCACAATCTACGTTTCTACTGCTATCATCTATTAATGTATCAGTTACTGCACGCGATGTACCAAAAGTCCAATCAGCAGTACCGCTAGGTCTAACTGCTTTTTCTATTTCTCCAAACTCTAAATGTGCTGCTTTAATTCCTTGGTCTTGATGTAAAGTAGCAGTAAAACTTTTATTTAATGGTTTAATCTTATTTTTAGTATCATAACTTCTTATCTTAATTGCATTAGGGCTTACACCCCATTCACCTAATGTTTTTCCATCTGCTGCATACATATTAGTACAATCGAATGTTAAACCATCTTCTGTATTTATTTCTTCACCTGCGTTGATTGCGGCTGCTGTTACGGCAGCCATAATCTCGTCTGTTAACAAACAAGTCCAATTAGCAGATGAAGATATTTGTTTATTTGCATTAAAGGTACTTAATTGCGTAGATGTTATACCTTGTATTCCGTAGAACACATCCCCATCTCTATATGTATATGATGCGGTATATCCCACATTTGCTATTGCTGCTGGTGAAGATGTTTCTTTATATCCTGAAATATGTATAACGCCATTTTCTTTAGGGAATCCATAATAACCTAATTTATCACTACCAAAAGAAGTAGTAAATGGTACTTTATGAGTTATAGTTAATTTAGTACCGCTAAGAACAATATCATCTACGAGAATAGTACAATCAGGAGAAGGTACACCCCTCCACTTGCCACCTAACCAACTATGTTCAGTAGTAGTAATATCTACGCTAGAGCCATCTATTGTGGTAGTACTTGCAATTTCCATACGGCCTGTAATATCTCCTGAACCTTGAACGTGTTTTCCAATAGTGAATCCACCTTGTGCTACATCTCTGTCATCAAAGAATACACAGACTTCATCATCTATTGTATTAGGTAACGAAGTATTGCTATTAGCAAAAGCATCTCCTATTTTTTTGTAGATAAAACGAACGCCCGAATCTGCACCTATATTGTTCTTAAATCTAAATCCATAAATCGGCTCATTACCTACTACATCGCTAGATATATCTTTAGTAGGTATGTAACTTGAGTATGTTGTTGTAGATAAAGTCCCATATCTTTTAGTGTAAGAATCGCTATTTTGCTCTCCACATCCCCATTTACCAGCATGGGGAGACCAACCCGGTACACCGCTTGCTACTAACCCACCAAAGTTAATTCTTCCAATAGCGTTTGTACCAGTTCTTAAACCTTTGATTAATGAAGATGATGAACCTTTAATGTCTAGAGATTCTGTATTTATTGTATTATGGCCTTTACCGCTAATTGAGTCAGACACTGCTCTCATTACAGCATTATCATCGTAGTCTGCAACACTAATTACATCTTCACCACTATTAGACGATGTGATATATTGTTGTAGTGTAGTAATCGGTGCAAACGGTCTACCGTGTTTATTCAAAGGCATTGGAGCAGGGTGCATATTTTCTCCTTCTCTTTCATCAGGTAATGCCCAAAAGTTTCTCCATCTACCTCCATGTCCTACTAAGAATTGAGGTTGATAAGACGTTTGCCCGTTACTATTATCTAACCAAGCACAGAAGTTTCTACCACTTGCCCCCGGTACTGTACTATGAAGAACAATTGTGTAACCTACATTCCCGTTTAAATCTTGAACTTCCCTACCTATATGAGCGCGTATGTACCCCATGTGTGTGCCTCTATCACCGTTATCAACATCCCAAAATGGCGCAGGGTCATGCGCTGAACCAGTTTGTACTCTAGCAGTTAATGCAGCATGTTGATTAACTAAGCGAACTATTTCTTCTGCACCCGCTAAAGTGTTTACTACACTATCTTTTTGGGATACTACACCTAAGTCAATCGTCAATCTTCTGATAAAATCCATATCTTTCCATTGAGGTAAATGTTGTAATCTAGATTCACCATGTGAAGATAAATCAAGAGTAGTATTACGTATACCCTTTAGACACAAAAATGCAGGTATAACTCTAGTACCATCAGGAGTATCAAAGAAAGTAGACGGGTCTCTTAAAGAACAACCAGTAGTATCTGTTCTTAATGAAGATAGTTCTTCTACATACACACTAACATTATTATTTGGAATGCGTGAAAAAGAATGTAATGGATTAGCAATTTTGAATAATACTACACTATCGTTAGTTCTAGGTGTAAGACTGTATCCTGTTGAAAGTCCACTAACTTCTCCACCATAGGAATATCCCGTATGTACGTGATGGCCGTGTGCCTTACCATACAATCTAGCCCCCTCTATTTTTCTACCATCAGTGGGTAGTCTGACGTTGCTTGAAGACAGTACGGCTGTTGTATCCCCGTAGGTGGTGCTATCCAACAAGTCCTCAGTGTGCCTGTTAGCCAAGTCATGCGCATATGCGCTTTCTATATACTTAGATTGTTGAGTACTTCGTATGTATGGGTTCTGAGATAAAAAGCCGTTTGTAACATCTATTTGCGTAGTCCATGGACTTGGACCTGAACCGTTGTACGCAGCGTTGACTTTGTGTAATTCTGTTCTACTTGTGTCGCCGCTTTCTACCACTTCTTTAGGCCAACCTATTTGTGTAGCCTGTGAACTAGTCTGCACTTGCATGTGTATATCTTGGAATGCGATGAACTCTTTGTCATGTGCTACATTGTATAACAACACACGTGCGTGTTCGTCGGTAGACAAGTAAGGGTCGATATAGGCTACAACGGGTGCTTGTGCCGATGTAAGCCCGAGTGCTAGATAATTTTCTTCAACTGTTCTGTTTACATGTTGCACATAGTTTCTTGCAGTTTCTAAACAAGTGTTACCAATTAAAAAGTTCTCTAATGGGATGCTATCTCTAGGGTTAGTTGTGTCTAATTCACCTGCACCATTATCAAACGCATTCCACACTTGTGATTCATTCAACACACCTCTACTCTTAGCGAATAGACCTTCGACGGCATGAGGGTTATTGTATGACATATTAGCCCATACTGTATCTCCGTCACGAAGTCCACCTTGTGCATACGGATTTATCCATGTAGCGTTTAACACAGCATCTTTATCTTCATAATCACCAATCCATGTGGCTAACTTGATAGTACCACTGCCGGGTAATGAAGGAACACTGGCTGTCATGTTAATTGTTTGAACACCGGATGCATTGGCACTTTCTACTGTACTAACAATTCCTATTCTTCGTATCTTGTCAACAGTGTCATCATTGTAGTAATAAAGTGTGTCACCTTTCTTTACATTCATACCGTGTAGGTCATTGACATTCTTACCACTAGCCCCGTCTACTGTAATAGCAGATGATGACATTGCGGTTATAGTAACGTCAGTGATGTTGAGACTGTTTTTTAATTCACGATAGTATTGAGAACCATCACTAACTATCGCACTTACAGAAGTACCGAGTATAGTTCTACGCTTACTTGTAAGTGTTATATCTATTCCATCAGGTAAACCATGACCGTACAATTCAGTACCGTCACTTATATTGCCTGTGATACCTCCACCAACTGTAATGGTAGTTGATGAAACCGCCGTAATTTCACCTCTATTCGTACCATTTGCTATAAATATAGAATCTCCTACTGTAAAAATATCATTTGGTGTACCAGCAGATGCAGTCATTGCACCAGTGTGACTATTAGAATAGCCACTTCCTAGTGCGTTAGTAATTGTAATACCGTATGATACAACAGGGTATGTGCTACCCGAAGATTGCAACACTAGTGTTATGCTATTTTTAGGCGTAGCGACACTGTTTATTGTTTTAATATGACCATGATATTGATATTTGTAAATTGTACCATTATCATTGTATTGTACTTCATAGCCTAAATCACCAGTAGCAGAAGGTGCATCAGCAAGTGTATCATATCCTAGATTTGGAAACTTAACGAAGTCATCAGCACTTAGTGTAACGGTTATGGCTTTATCATTATACGCACTTAGTTTTGCAACAGTAGCAGACAACACCTTACCAGTAGCACGTTTACTATCTATTCTTGCAGCATGTGGATTACTTTCAGGTCCAGCCTTAAACTCAACCGCACTAACATATTGACGTAACCCATAGTCTACATTTCCACCTTGTGTCTTAACACTTGCAGCATCATAATAGTATTCATCTCTATTTTCATAATCTGATGAAGGGGTTAAAATATCTGACGATATAGCCCTTACACTATCGTCTACTACTGGACCACCAATAAATACACTAACACCGGGTTGTAAAAACTCTGTAAACTTTTCAGTCATGTTATACAAAGAATTGTTAACTAAACCAATTTGTAAATATCCATCACTAGAAGGATTATTTCTATACCAAGCCCAATCTCCACTATTTAAAAATACTTTTCTATATCTTAATTGTGTATCTATATCTTGAAAAGTAGATGCAGACGTTGTTGCTGCTGGAAAAATACCTATATCATTGACATACAGTTTTAGGTTAGTTGCATCCCATTTTATTACAGAAGTAGAAGGTACGTGTGTATTATTAGAAATAGCAGTAGAATATGCAGAGTGTGCTTCTCTATCAGCAAGTTCATTTTCGCTTTTTTGCCTTCTACCAACTGGACTAGGATTGTACGTGTGTGCGGTATGTGTCGCATCTACATGTATTTTAAAAGCGTTATTTGGTCCTACTGAATCGTGGAAAAATTGTTCTGCAAATACAGGTATTTCTGCAAGTGCTCTAGTACTAGCGTATTGAGTACCTAGTTGGTAATCATGTTGCACATCATTCATAGTTTGATGCATTCTATCGTTTACAGTAGTACCATTTTCTAAGTCAGAGTTTTCACCAAATCCTGATTCGTTATATATTGTAAAATTACCATTTATAGTTACAGTACCTGATGTTGGACCTTTCATATAACCCAGCGCATTTAGCAATTTTGCAATAGATAAATACTCACTACCGTTATTAGAAATAAAATCTCCTGAACCTAACGTTGCTGCTGCAAATACAAACGTAGTGCCTGTTTTACTAGTGTATTTAGCACTACTACCATCTTGTAAGTGTATTCTACCATACCTAGGAAATCCATATGTGCCCCAACTTGCTAAGTCTTCGCTTTCATTATTTAAGGGTTTAATGTGTAATGTACCTGTGTCATTATTAGGTACTACTAGTTTAGTAGCAGTTACAGCATACGACCTGCGTGTAGAGTATGCTTCGTGTGCTAACATACTGCGCTGGAATACTGGTCTAGTATCCATAGCGCCTTGGCCCGGACCACCAAGTGTAACGGTGACAACAGGCGCGTTAGGCTCTATTTCCTTGACTATATGTGAGTCAGGGCTACCCTTACCAGTGAAATCAATTGAACGGGATATTAGACTGTCCCCTACACCTATGCAACTTAGTGTAGTGTAACCACCTTCATCCCCTACGCTTTCTTCAATCGACCTGACTTTTGCACGACTCATTAAGTAAAGTATAGTTGCTCTATTAAACCTAGTAGACAAATTAACATTAGCAAGTTGCATACTTCTTCTTCGGTCAGTAGGTTGAATGAAGATTCTGAAATCAGCATCATTCGTATCTGCTAAGATATGGTTGTCTATTATATCGTATGTTTCATGTATAGGTGATGAAGAAGACACAGTTCCAGTATCAAACTGCCCAGCAGAACCGCTATCCAACACTACATCAGGCGCTAGTCTAGAATAACTACCTTTATCAATCAAGGTTTTAGTTTGGTCTATTTTGTTTAGATACAGCCTATTGAATGCAGAATTATGTAGACCGCTTGTACTCACAGATTCAATTATGGCTTGCGGTGTACCGTTTTGTATAGAGTCTGCATTATTTCTTGGAGTATAATTAGCAGGTGTTAACGTTTCATCAACTTCTGTATCGGCAGAATATCCTTCCGAAGTGTCACCTACTAAACCGTGTTCTTGTACTACTGGACTATCGATTCCTAAATCAGATGCATACACATCTATGTATCCGCCGGGCGCATGTAGTGTCATACCTGAACCAATTGCATGGATTATAGAATCGTAAACATACTCTGCACCGCTTACTAATGTATCAGATGAAGGTACAGTTTTCTCTACCATTAGTAGAGGTTGTACAGTACCACTCATACTTGCACCAGTTAAATCAATCGCACTGTAATGTATCTCTACAAATGGAGAAAGTGATGGAGTCAAGGCTGCTAATCTAGGTACGTGAAGTATAGCGACTCTACTTTCTTTAGAAGGTGTGACATGATAATCTCCAATGTTACTATCGTGATGAGTTTCATCGTTATCCGCATCGTACTTGTTATATTGCGGTATTGGACCTTTTAGAGCAAATGGGGTATAATCAAAATCAGGACCGCCTATTGCAATCAGTTTTCTTTTACCAGCAGGTGGACTACTAGTGCCGTTGTAAGAATTGAATGCTACTGTTATTGTACTGGAACTAACAACATTGTCTATTACTACATCATTGAAATCTCTATACACATCTACTAAACTATTTACAGCGACTTGTTTTTCTATTCCTTTATGCATATCGCTATACATCACGTCAACAATATCTGCGTTACCGTTACCTTGTTGGTCTATTATTTCATCAATAGCCTTTGGTAACATGCGTAAGAAAGTGTGTCCTTCAACATGATTCTTAATGTGTCTACCGCTATGTCCTATTTGGAAATCTTCGCTCAGAGTAGTAGGCCACACTACTGCAAATGGATTATTTGCATCAGATGTGGTTGTAGCAATAGTACTAGAATAAACAAATCCATGGTTTTCAAAATCACTTTCATCGATTATCATTTGCCCTGTTCTATCTATAATCTGAGAAGTATAATGAGGCGGTTGATATGGTTTAGATGTTCCACTATCAATCAATAAGTCTGCACCAACTACAACGAAGTGATTATCTACATTAGCACTTCTAGAAGTATTCAGAACACCTATTAATCCGTTATTACTATTACTTGTATTAATAAAATCTAAATGGATACTAGATACAGTTAATGTAGGGTTTGTATTTTCTAGATTATTTATAGAATGTAATCTTAATCTTTCAGGAGGTTTTTGATTAGGTTTACTTGTTGAAGGCGTTATACCATCAGGATTAACTAATATATTGTATGGTACATGAGATATACTTCTAACAACAGTTGAGCCTGAGGAAGAATCTAACACCTCGTAATTACCTGAACTGTACGGTGAAGAAGTAAAATCAATAGTACCAGTAGTTACTGTATTGCCCGTAAGTTTTGATGCGAGTAACTGAGCATCTGTTTTTGTCATAGTTAATACTGATAACCCACTACTACTTGTGTGTGCACTGTAAGTAAAAACATCTTCAATAGGAGCGATAGGCTCTTCAAATCTGTATAGAAGTAAAGTGTCACTATCCGATAACGGGGAGTTACCTTCTATCATTGAAGTCTTGAATGATGCATTAAGATGAATGCCTTCCATCGTACCTCTAAACTTACCACCTTTACCTCCGATGTATGTTTGCTTGGTAGAGGGCTTTAGCGCTAAGTCTCTGTCTTTGATAGATTGCCTTACAACTAACTCCCCGTTAATGTATAGTTCTATGGCTGTGGTTCTTACCGTCGCTATTACATGAATCAAAGGTCTATGGTTTTTGTTTAGTTCAGTCGCATCGTCTCTGCTACTAACGAATCTGTTGTACGAATCTTGTAGACCTTGGTACTCAATATGTGGATATACAGTACCTTCGTATCTATCTGTTGCTAAGGTTGCTGTGGTTAGATAGTATCTTTCTTCACCACCTTCACCTTCCATAAATACCTCAAAAGATGCAGGGCCGGGTGTGTCTACATGACCGAGTGAAAGTTTGTATTGACCTTCTTTCTCTATTATTGTACCGCCGCAATCAGGCATTACCCACGCTTCTATTGTTAGATTCTTATTGAAAATACCCGATGTTGCTACGCTATCACGTGTAGATAATGGCGCATTCTCGGATAGGATAACTCGTACATCGTCAGTTCCTCTTGTAGTTCTATGTCCTAATTCGCTAAAGTCACCTTCGGGAACTATAATACTGTCAGTGATACCATTGAAAAAGAAGCCATGAGTCTTACGGCTAATTACTGTCATCCGTCTTCCCCCAAGTTATCTAAGATAGAATCAAATTATCTATCGGTGCGAATATCATATTAAAATTGTAAACCGACTCTCCAGCATCGTATGTAATGTCAAACTTTTGCACCGACCCTTGTATCCCAGTAGTTTCCTCCTTCATAGAAAAATCTACACTGGCTGGTAAATCATTTCCTTCTGATGTTTTATCATGTCCATCGTAATTACCAGTAGGCATGAAGAAATTCCTCGCAACATATTGGTCACCACCAGTTGCTTTCAAAGTAGAGTTATACGGTATCTGTATTCCAACAATGTAATCTTTTACCTCACTTTGTCTACCGTTTTTTCTGTTAAAGAAATCACTCACCGGACCTCTTCTCTTACTGTTGTTGATTATGCCGTATAAATCCATAGTTTTGTCACCAGCAGATTTTTTTCCACCGTCTGACCCTCCAGCGAACTTGTTGATAGTAGGAGGTTGTAAGAAAACCCGATTCGTTGCAAGTTTAATTTGAAACTTAGGGGTAGTTCTACTCATAGCGCTGTTTTTACCTAAACTAGTCATTGCTATATTTACGATACAATTAGATGGTGCATCGTTATAATCTAGACCTTCAACGGGCGTAGCGGTAAAGTCTGAACTTAATTGAGCGTTGATATATGCAACAACCGCAGTTGCTAATTGAACAGATGTAGCGTCGCTAGTATTCACTAATACAGTTGGACTACTACCTGAGCCACCATTAGAAGAATAAGCAGTACCACCAGTAGAACTAGTAGTTGTAAAAGATATTAATTTATTAGCACCATTTATTGCTGTATCAAAAGTTTGTAATACTAAATTATAATTTAATAACATACTGAGATTACTTGCGGTAGTAAATTGAAGACCAGTGTTTGTTAATCCAAAATTAATTGTAGCATTGTGTGCTGTACTCTTTGTACCCTCTCTATCGTCTGCAATGATGCCTTGAATATTTATCATAGCACTGTTAACGTTCAAATCCATACCTATACGCTTACTTCCAGTGAACGGTATAGGTGAGCCTCCTACCTTACGAGAAGTACTGAGAACCATAGTGGTAGCGTCTAGTTCGATGGTGTTACCATTTTCTTGTACTAATCTAATTGGAATGCCCCCAGCCATTCAATCACCTACCTCTACCTACACCACCGATACTGCGTGACATTTCTTGTTGTACTAAGTCGCTGATTTCTCTTGCTAATTGTCTTTTATCAGTACGGTCAGTAAGCCCGCTTAAATTGAATGTCATATTGAAAGTGTGGCCTCTGCCACCACTAGGTGAATCTCCACCTCCACCGCCACCAGTGACAGCATTTATGGCGCTACTTCCTAAATCTTTTACTCCGCCAACTATTGATTTACCAAAATTAAACACCCCTTTCAAAGCGCCACCAATTTTATCAAAGACCATGCCTAATGTTTTATCATATACTGCCGTCATAACGTTTGTAACAGTATCCCAAGCACTGCCTATTGTATCAAATACACTTAACGCTGCTATTTTTAGACTACGAAATGCATTTCCAAAAGTAACATCAAATATAGTACCCATACCACTAAAAATAAGTTTTGAAATAGTTTTGATTCCGTTAAAGGCTAAGGAAGCACCTGCTTTTAATCCCGACCATAGTTTACCAAAAGTACCATTCCATATAGTTTTGACATTATCTAGGGCTTTACCCCACTCACCTTTGAATATGTTAACCCAAAACATCATTCCCTCTTTCATCAGATTCCATATCGGCATAATAGTAGCATTCCATAAACTTCGCATCCCACTGAGTAAAATACCAAATACAGATTTTATAGCATTTAAGTTTGCTATTGATTTTGCTTTGTACCAATCCCATAAAGGACCAATTGTTTTATCCCATAAGTCTTTCATTTCTTTGAATACTTTTCGCGCTACTTTACCAGCAGCCTTGAGTGCTTTACCGAGTGAACTACCTATACTACTGGCTACACTACCGAGTGTACTCATCATGCTACCTATACCACTTAGAGCACTAGTCGTAGAAGCCAAAGAATTGAGTAACGCTCCTAGTGCCATACTAATCTTCCCTCTCTAAAAATGAATAATCAAAATCTACTACATCACTACTTTCTGTATTATTTTCTAGGTTCTGTTTTTTCTCTGCTAGGCGCTCTTCTTCATTGACAGCAAGTGCCCATGATAGAGATTGTTTGAAGACGCCCTCGCTCATATGGTATACCTCATGTAGTGATATGCTGTAATGTTTCGCTACGATGTATGCGAACAACTGCATCTGCATTTCTAAATCACTAGGGTTTTTAATTACCTTTTTCTTTAGAAATTGCCGAACCCTCAGTTGCTCGCTTTCGTAAAACCCCCCTGCATTGCCTCCGCCAGTTCATCGGGCTTTGGTAATAGAGAGGCTATTTGTTGACCGACATATGCGTTTAAGTTCATCATGTCGTCTACGGTAAGTTCCGGGTTTGTTCTTACGACCCAGTTTGAAAATGCGTAACGCCAGTATCCTTGAAGGTTTAGCGATATATCATCACCATTCATCTGAAACATACTTTGTGCTGCTTGTTGTACATCAAAGAAAGTTAATTCTCTAATCCATACTTCCATCATTAAATCAGGATTTTCTTTGTCTACACGGATTTCGTGTCGTTGTTCATTCTTCTTCGCCAGTAAGTTCTGTTTGTCTACTATCGTCATCTGTTGTCACTTCCTCGGTTGCAGCCTCTTGCGAGGGGGCATCCGGTGTTACATCGGCAGACTCTTGCGAATGGGCTTCTGTTACACCTTGTGTCGGTTGCTCGACAATACCTGCGTCGTCGTGTCGTAGCCTTAACACTACCTCAGATTTAGTACCACGAATGGTAATTCCGCGTGCTTTGCATTCTTTTTGGAGTTCTCTTACGGTGAAAGAATTGTAATCAATTTCCCCACCAAACGGATTATTAACTTCGGGGACTATCATCATTTCAAGATTTTCTTCAACATTTTGAACAGGCTTGTCAAAAGTAATTCCCACTGCATCTTCGATAGCATTTTCAACAACTTCAGCAACTTCTTCCACCTTCTCTTGTATCTCTTCTACCACGTCTTCTACTACTTCGCTTATTGCGCTCCTAGCAGCCTCTACCCATGAAGGTTCTTCTTCCTCTATTTTCTCGATGATTGTTTTAACAGGTGTGTCTTCTATCTCTCTAGCGATAGGTTCAAACACAGTTTCTTCGGTAATTGTCTTACCTTCATTAATCATTCTTAGAACCATAGAGTCTACTACGTTTCTAGAATTAGTTTTGAACAACTCTTGGTTGTACGGTATATCGACACTATCGATTAACCAATAAACATACTTTTCGTGAGAATTACGAGAGTAGAACTGAACTCTTTTTACAGCAGTTGGTAACACTATTTCACCTCAAGCATGTATGACTGTATCAACAGCAATAACCTTGACTGACTTAGGTAGAATCTTTAGTTTTGCTCTGAGTGGTCCTTTATCCTCAGGCACAGGCAATGGTGCTTCAACAATGTAATAGTCATCCATTAGTATGTCAATAGATTCTGCTGTACCACTAGATACTTGTTTTGTAAATGACAAGCGTATCATGTCTGAATCAGTTTGTGCAGTCTCATCTGTATCATCAAAGTTCTCCACTGCTCTACGCATATTGTGATAGAATAATGGGTCATCTACAATTATCTCCATCTCAAGGTCATACTCTGTTTTACCCTCTACTGCTAGTGTAGGGTTACGAGTACCAGCAAATGGAACTTGGTCGGTAGCACTGTTTGCTATATTAGCCGCACCAATAGTATAGTACTGCTCTACACCAGTCTTACCGTTTAACGTGAATGAAACAACTTGACCCAGTGTTGTACCTAACATAGATATAGAACCGTTGTAGAACATGAATGGTTTCTGTGTACCTTTACCTATACCCGATACTTTTCTCTTCACTTCTGTATTAGCAGTATCTTCAAAGAGTCTGTGTGTATTGTATCTATCTCCCTTGTTACTTGCTTCTAATCTACCAGTATCTGTATAACATAATGCTGAGTCAAAGTTTGCTGTCAATCTTAGAGCAGCGTCTGTGTCTGTGGTTAGTGAGAAATCTTTAACTTTACAGCCTCTAAAGACCCGTGTTAGTTGTTTTGAATCTCCTGTACCACCATCGGTAGTACCATCGTTACTGTCTATGTCTCTTCTTCTAACACTGACTTCCATAGCAAAAGAAGGTACAGTTGTACGAGAAAAGAAAAGATGGTTAACTGGATTAGTTAAAGCACCAGTTGTAGTATCTCTATGAGGACTACCATTGCTACTATCTGTTGCATATCTAGCAAACTCTACTACTGTATTATCTTCATACGAAAATTGTAGAGGGTCGTCTAGCCAAACTTTACCAGCACCACCAGTTACAGTAATGGCTACTATTCTTCTTGCTTCTTCTTTCATAGCCTTGTCAATTATCTGTGTAGCGTTTACATTCGGCCATGCATCTGCATCAGCCCCACCACCAACACCAGTATCTCTGTAACTCTGCACATCTACTTTATCAACACCTTCTGTATTGTCACCGCCTAGTAAGAATACATAGTCACCTACACCTACATCTACTGAATTAATTGCTGGATTAGTGCTACCGCTACTATCGAATGCTATGTAAGAATCTCCTGAATAAACAGCAGCAGACAAGGAAAATGTATCACTAGCATGACCATCTTGTCTTACAGTCGCAGCGTTTACAACTTCGTGCCCTAAACAATAATAGAACCATCGACCATTATGTATATTACACTCAAATGAGCCACCAACGTTAGTAAATCTACCCGGCACTTGTACTGCTACATCTCTACCAAGTCCAACAACATGGTATCTCTTGAGGTCTACTTTAGTCTCAGGAAGTGCGACAGTGCTTACCAGTCCAACGAATTGGTCAGTCAATACGCTCTCAGCAGATGCGTTTGCAGCATCAGCGTGTTCCATACCTACATCAATTGCGGGTGTAGTAAAAGGTAAGATAGTCATTACATCATTAGCCTTAGACGCTTGGTCTGCTGCTGTGTGATTTGTCTTTAATGCAGGTGTTACCGTAATCTCAGTTTTACCATCATTGTCGTTATCAGCGTCATTACAGACTTCTTGTTTGATTATAGTATACATTCTACCCGATACAGCATAATCATCTTGTGTGTCCCAATTAGGACTAGAAGATGCTATTGTGAATATAACTTTGCTACCGACTAGCATACCATTTGGATATTCTAATATTCCAGCGTTTACAGGGGTATTATCACTACCACCACTTAATACGATTACACTAGTGTCTTTTACTAAATCTTGATGCGGTGCGTTAGCGGCATTAGCGTCAGTTTCAAAAGACGCTGTAAATGTAAAAGCGCTTGCGTATCCGTGTTCTAATCTCACTCCAGTTTCGTGACCGAATGTAATCTCGGACAAATCACTCTTGTATACTGTCGACGGCATGGCTCTCTCTCACCTCATGGGATTAACTCTGCAAAGATAACAACTTCTATCTGAAAGGTCATTCTGAACAGTTTTTTACTTCTATCTGATAAATCGGTACGTGTTTTGTACACAAGCCTATCAAAGTTCACACCATCACCTTTTCTTTTAAGATGTATGCATCTTCTTAATTCATTTTCCATCTTTTTCAATTGCTCTCTACTTCTTGTAGTACGCATATCTACTGTAATGTTGATACGTGTAGTGACAAAATCGTACAGCATTTCAGGTAATTCTTCGTTATGTGCTGTTTCAAAAACCATGACATAATCCGTTCTATCAAGGTCAAGTCTCTTTCCACGTTCCGGTGAAACGTCTGCTATATCAATAATGACGGGTTTGAAATTGTTAGTATTACCCCTAGTCCAGTTATTTTTTAGTACACCAAGTACTACATCAATACCTTCATCAAATGTCGCTACCATTCTGCAAACTCCTTTTTACGTTTTTCGCGTTCATGAGCATCAAAATCAGGTACTAATTTACCGCCATCATTCTTGAGTTTATGTTCCATGAGTCCCGGTGATTCAGTCATCATACGTCTATTGACTCTATCTTTCAATGCTACTTCTTGTTCAACAGTCATATTTTCTGATTCTAGTTCTTTTTCAGAACGTTCTACACCTTCTCTATATTCCGATGGCCCTTCTGTAATAGCCTTCTGCAAATCTGCTTGGTATTCTTTTTTACTTAATTCTAAAGATATAGTTTCTTTCCACTCATCGTAGATTATCTTTTTTGTATCACTCAAAGGTTACCACCTCTATGTAACGTGGGAATGTTCTATCTATATCTGCTCGATATAATTGTATTTTAGATGCTAGGTCAACATTTTGTGTACCCTCAGGTATCAGTACACTTCGGTCATCACTCATTAGTAAATCAATAGCCACCATCTTAGTACAAATATCCTCTATCGCTTTGTCTACGTATCTCTCACCATATATGTATGATGTCTTTATCGCATTCCACTCAAAGAAAGGGTATGAGTTATTGAAGTAGATAATACCCATTTCATGGTCTATCCACCAATCTCGCAATCTACCTTGGTCACCACTAGCACTACCACCATGCAAATCGACTGATAATCTATGTTGAGATATCAGTGTTCCAGTTGTGTTTAGAGTAGTTAGAGGTGTGCCGTTTACATTAGCACAACCAGTGAATGTACCAAAAGCAGTCACAGCACCTGTATCGGGGTGAAACGTGGTTGCAGTCTTACCAGTGTAAGATAACACTTCATTTCCTATTTGCAGTAGACCTTTTTCTGCAAATGATGTAGTGTTAGATGCTTCGATAGTTGCAATACTATCTTCGTAAATATACCCAAGAGTAACTGTGGTAGAACTCACAGATGCACTATAAGCACTGGATGTTGATGTTTGTGATATTTCAATACTAGTAGTATCGGTAACCGCTATACTGCAAGTCTCACCAGCGCTTGTTTGTCTCATACTAGTAACTTTGACTGTGCCAGTACCATAGTCAGAATTAGCAGTAGCGAGAAACTCATTGTGTACAGCAACGTTAGATGTACTACCTTCTAATGTGAAATTAGGAGAAAATACAACATCAGTTTTCCCAACTCTATCTTCTTTGTTAATTAAATCAGCAAGGTTTTGTGCAGTAGTTGTTTTATCAAAATCTGACCGCCATTGTGTTGTACCAGTACCAACTGTAAGTGTCGCCATGCTACCATTGCCCGGAGACAAATATATTGAATCGTTAGATAATGTTGCGTAATTTTCTATTTTTATCCTAGCCTCAGCAGCAGCGATTTCTCGATAGTCGTCACCTTGCCACAACTCTAATCTCAATACTTGTTGTACATTTCTAAATAACAACGGACTAGTACCTACGTAATCTGTGTAATATCTACGACGATATGGTTTGTAAGTATCGAAGTTGATATATTCTGCTTGAACTAAATAAGGTCTCCAAGCATTATGAGTTTTGTTATCTATATGGTCTTGCATACGAAGTATGATACTTTCAACTTTACTCTTTGTAATACCTCTTGTTCTTCCGTTTGAAAAAGAGGCTTGATTCTGAATAAATGTATTGTCAGCAGTCTGATAATCTGCCGCAGTCACGTTACCACTGAATGCTAGTTTTACACCATTGATTGAACTTGTTATTGCAGTGATAGTACGTTCAAAACCTAATGGGTCTGCATCTGAATAAACTAATATCGAGTCTCCAACTGAGAATCCGATGTTTCTGTAATCATTACCAGTGACATAAACTCCATCAGTGTCACTGTCATATGATGTTGCTATTGCTTCTTGTGGACCTATATCTAACAAATCAGCAACTTTCTGTGCTGTGGTATATACGATTGAAGATGGGTCAAGTGGTCTTGTCTCTCCCTCACCCGGACTGAACACTTGTGGCATTACTTACCCCCCTCCAAGTTTAGAGGTGTATCAAAATAAGTAGGGTCTCTATTTGGATAATTGGGTTTTATTCTAAAATCAGGGTGCTTCGGGTCGTAATGCCCAGTTGCTGCTCCACCGTACCGCTTGATGTCTTCTACATTTCTTTCGTCATAAGGTACGTACTCAGGACTGCCAGTTCTTTCTTGTATTCCATAATCGGGTTCTTCTAGTCTCTGTATTTGAACTGAGCCGAGAGGACTCTTTGCTTGTTTCCTACGAGCCATAGCCAACGCAGCCGGATGAATTGTACCTAGACCGTATACATCAGGCTCGATTTCTCCAAGTTCAGGATAACCATACGTGTCTTCATCAGTTGAGAATAATTGCTGTTCAGGTAGAGCCTTGAGAACCGACCAAGCAATATCAAACTTGTTCATAACCTCGCCTCCTCATTACGGCTACCGAGATTATAGTCCATAGGTTTGTCGCAAGCACCACAAGTAGCCCTCCACATGAAATGGAGTAATCCACAATGTACACAACGTGTACCTGCACCTATATCTAATACATCAGCGATTTCTGAGTTTCTTGCTCTCTGTTTCCTAGTGATACCCTTCAACGGAGCATCTGTGTTTTGCACAGTACCTGCATCGTAATGAATATCTGAGCGTACGTTATGTTTTTGTGCTCTGCTAATGTCATCAATATCAAGCGTTTGTAACTCGAATCCTGACATTCACTCACACCACCTTCTATCATGCTTTCTGATATACTACTAAGAATATATTACCTAATACTGTAATCGGCTCTACTGAAATTATCTTTGCACTAGCATAACCAGTTAATGCTTCAATGTCAGTAGTCATAGCAGTGCTTAATACACCATCATTACCTGCATCTGAAAATGCTTTAGGACTATAAGGTCCAAGTACTTGTATTGCTTTAACCATCTAGGTCACCGCCAAATCAGCGCTTTCCTAGTGCCCACCAAGAACCAGTGTTTCCACTGACGCAATCGACTACTAATGAGCCGGGTGCTGCGTCTGCAACGATAGCAAATGCTCCGTCTACGCCTCCACCAGTAACGTCACCAAAGGTGTCGCCCATTACTCCACAAGCGAGTATCTCTGATAAGCCCGTTACTATCGTGCCTGTTGCTACGCTCGCTGCGTTCCAATCTCCGGTAACCATCATTAGGTCGCCTAATACGTGTGTTCTATTATCTTCTGTACTGCTAAATGCCATATTTTTTCACTTCCTTAATTTTCTTCTATAATTGGTACTACTGATGCTTCTTCTACTGCTTCTTGAATTATTTCATCAACAACTTCTTCGACCACTAGTTCCGGTTCTATCTCTTCCTCAGCCGCCGGGCTTAAAACCATGTCGACCATTGTGAGTAAAGATGACTTCGTTTTGTATCCACCGGGTACTGTTACACCATATGATTTCAACCAAGTTTCAATCTGTGCTTTACGCCATCCTGAATCCGGTAATCCATCACCTAATGCATCTGAGTGTAGTAATTCATCACCTTCGATGCGCATACCATCACCCATTTTACGTCTAAACTGGTCTACCCAAGCCTGACTGACTTGTCTAGATTCACCACGTTGGAAATCCCTGACTTTTGGGTCAGGAGATTTCTTTTTGTAGTAAGGTCCAGTATATGTTACTGTGGGCAGTTAAACCACCTCAGTTGTATAGTATCATTACTGTTGTAACGTTTGATGTACCGCTTAGATATTGTAGAGTTGCAGTTAATGCTGTGAAAGATGCTCCAACTGCTACTGCTGCTTCCCCTGCGTCGGTTGCCATAACGCTCAGGATTGCTGATGCTCCACCGGAGAGAATGATTGTTTCACCATCTGCTCCACCTGTTACGTTAATTAATGCCATTTTTGGTGCTGGGTCGTATCCGTTTGCTCCATCGGTATTTACTGCGCTGAATGTACCCGGACCACCGCCCGGATATGTTGTGTCTGCTGCTCCATCTAACCATTCAGTAGTGCTATGAGAACCCGCTCTGAGTTCCCATGCTCCTACTAATGTTGCTGTCGCTGTTCCGCCTAATGTTAAAGTATCTGCCATATTTTTTTCCTCCGTTTAATTATTTCCCGCAATAACCTTACTTTAGGTTACGAATGCTCCCTTGTGCTCCAAAGAAAGTAGTCCATACTTCACCCATGGTTCGGTATAGTCCTTCTTGGCCTAGTCTGTTAATTGCGAATGGGTCACCAGTCTCGATACCGGACTCAAAGTACTGAGTTGGTATTGCTGTGCTAAAGTGTAGGTAATCTGTATCTAGATAGTAGATTTTTGATAGGTTACCATCGTCATCCATATCTTTTGTTGGTATGATAGGTACTCCGTTGTATGTTGCAACTATGAAACCTGCTTCCATACCCGGTACACCTTTTACACCGTTGTAGGTTGGTGTTACTCTCTTCTCTTCCATGAATCTCTGTTGTGATTGTAGAAGTTGTTGTAGTCTCATCAATGTGTCATATCCAGTTAGCATAACTTTTGGATTTCCACCACGAACCCATATCTTTTGGAATAGGTCATCGATTTGGTCTAGAGATAGAACTCTATCTGCTCCAGCAGTACCAAGGTTGGTTTCTGCATCTGACCATGTGTTAGCACTCCTGTCAATACTGTATAAATCTAAGTCTGCCGCAGCAGTAACCCAGTTTGTGTCTTGACCCATAGTAGCATCGCTTGCTGTGATTCTATCTAATGACTCGAAGTTGTTACCAGCAAGTTCGTCTGTATCTACAAGAAGCATCTTGTTGACCATTTCTGCGTGATGTTTACCCATTTCTTCTTTAAGAACTGAGCGAATATCTCCCATTCCATCATCCTTATCTGCAAGGAAGATTGCTGTTTCAGACATATCGAATGTGTGTGCGATTGTCTTTGGTTTTGCAGCAATGTGCTGGAAGGTAGGTTTTACAGTCTCAGGTAATGTTGCGTTCTCTGCAACTCCACCGTGTACAACACCAGCATTTGGTCTGCCAGTGATAACGCGCCATCCGCTTCTGTCCCATGGTTTCTTAGGTAGTATTGAGAAAGCATTGAACTCTTGGTTCAATTGTGACCATACTTTGCGACCGTAGATTGCTTGGTATGTTCCGCCTGTTGTGGACAGCATAGGGCTGTCAGCCTTGAGTAATTCACTACCAGTGTATGAGTAACCCATTGCGTTACCTGCACCATAGTAGTATCTTTCCATATCTGTTATTGTTCGTACGTAATCTCTTGCCATATTTTTTTCCTCCGTTTATTTCCTTTTTTCGATTTATTCACTCCGGGGTGAAGGCTTTTGATGCTAGGTGATGAACCTCATCCCAAGACATCTTAGCCATATCCTCCGTAGAAGGTACTACGACTGATGTAGTATCTACTGATTTAGCGATTGCTTCTCCGCTTACTGCTGGAGTACTGATTGACTCAATGCGCTCTGATAATGCACTGATTGCTTTTGTTATCTCGTCTAACGGACCGCGAGCATCGTATGCTGCTGCTTCTGCTTTTGCGATTTCTGCTGTACGTTCTGTTGCAAAACGATTTGCAAAAGTTGATTCTAGAGAGCCACGGAACTCTTGTTCCATTGCTGCTGCTTTGTATACTTCATATGCAGACTCGATGTCTGAATCTGATAATGTTGCTGGATTAATGAAATCGGATTTCTTTACTGTTCCAGTAGTTTTACCTAAAGCACCTGTTGATGGGTTTCCACCTTCTTGTACTCGACCTTTTGCTTGTCCAGTCCTTTGTGTTTCATATGCAGCCAGTTCTTCGGGTGTAGAACCTAGATTTGCTTTTTCTAGGTTATCAAAGTGAACACGTGCCTCAGCAGTGTCAACTCCAGCACTCTTTAGAGTGTCTTCCATCCAGTTAAGATAGTCAGATGTTATAACATCAGAATATTCTGACTTTTCTACGTCAGCATCTTCTTTCTTTTTGTCATCTTTCATATCTTCTTTCTTGCCGTCTTTTTTATCAGCAATAGCCTCTTTCAATGCAGGTGGCATTTCGCCTTTCTCCATATTATCAAGTCGACCTTCTAAGCGACTTAGTACGTCACTCATTTGCTTCATCATATCATCATCATTTTCTGTTGTCATATTTGTCACTTCCGTGTTTTTATCTTGTTTTAAAATACTAAATGTTGCTTCGGGGTTAATGCCTTTTTCACAAATGGTTATCTCATGTAATTCAAGTTTACTTATTTCTTGGTAATCTCCTCGTTTAGCATCAGATTTTCTGACTCTTTTAAACGCTTGACCACCGATACTGAATCCTCTGAGAACGCCTTTTCTGATTTCTGCTGAAACCTCTTTTGCTTTCTCAATGTCGTTACGGAGTTGTACTACTACAAACATCCCAACATCATCGACTTCGCTTTTCCACAACCTCCCTTCGCTATCAGTGTAATTCGGTACTACATCTCCAATCTGTATATTACTGTGAGCCAATTGAACGTTTCTGTATGACGGATTTTCCATGAATTTCCGAAATGCGTGTTTCAATGCCTCCTTTGTTATTACGTCGCCTTGCTTGTCTACAACTTCCACACTGGCATAACCAGCGACGATGAGGTCATTAGCACCCTTGAGGATGGTAATTGGTTCATCGCCGTATCTGAATTGCTGTTGACTACCGAGCACACTAACCCCTGTAACGTATATCCTTACTACTTAATTGCTACGTGACTACTAATCAAGGCTCTTTTCATCAAAAACGCTAGACTGCGAAGCATTTTGTTTCTTTTTCTGTTTTCTACCCGGATAATCTTCGGGTTTCTCCATGTCCTCAGTGGGTCGATTCTTCATATCCCAATCAGGTAAAGATTGTTCTGCGGTCAGTCTTGTTGGTCCTCTAGGGCTTTCTACACCTCCACCAACATCTATTCCCAATCCTCTCCCTGCAAGGTTACTATGGCCTTTTTCTATTTTATCAAGTATCTTTTCCATAACTAATAATGCTTTATACATTTCTTTTTGTTTCGGTTTTAACAAAATATTCTTATCTGTTTTAGGTTTTAATATCCCAGCGCTCTCTTGTTCTACCTGTTCTTCATCCATTTCTGCTTCTATTTGAGATTCTTCTTTCAACAGGTCTTGTAAATGAGAACTCCAATAAGGTTCTAGACTTTTTGCTAATCTTATAGAATAATCAGAATTACTTAAACTACCTATGGCAGATACCGGATTGACAGCCTTACCTTCTACAATTTCATACTTGACTAAATCCTCAGGTAGATGAATAATAAAATGTCCATTGTCTATTTCCGTAGCAAATGTAACGTGATAATCAACTTCACTCTTAGCCAATATTACCCACTTAGGATGTTTTTCTTCTCCTTTCATGTATGTAGACTTTGCATCACGAAGCATAATCTTATCAGATTCTTTGCCTAAGTCTTTGACCGCAGCCTCTAACCCCACTTCGTCAGTAATTCTAACATCTGATGGACTAGGAATAAAGACAGGATGATAACTTTCAAATTGTCCTCTTAATATCTTAATTCTCTCTCTTGTGGTTAATTCAGTAACATCATCATCGTCATAATGAAGTATGTCATTAACATAGAACTCGCCATCTTTCATCATACCATCTATAACATAGTCTTTCTTACAAACTAATTTTAACGAATCTTTAACATCATCATCTGCTGGTATTTTTTCACCTTTTTCATCGAATACAACTATTCTGTTATTTTTCTTTACAACCTTGCATCTTGTACCGTCAACTAATGTTGAGACTACCCATTCACCAGTAAACCCTCTTAATTGATTTAAGTCATCCAAATCAAATATACGATGTAAAGGGTCGATTAAAGGCACTTCTTTGGGTAAATCGGCTTTACCAATTTGTTGAGGATTGTCAGCATATGATGTACCAGTAATAGGATTAGTTTGATTCCAAGCAGGTTGTGTCTGTAATATTCTAGGATTTGTAATATCCACATTACCTATGACATTATCATATGTACCTTCACCAAACACATGACGCCATGCTGCTTGAGGCATACTAGGGTATGCAGAAGTTTGTGGATTGCTACCCACAACAGGTCTTCCATCTCTTTCAAACTCAAAACCAACTGTTGGCTCTGCCATATGACCGTGTTCTCTAGGCCAATTAGCATGAAGTAATACTCCATCTTGAGATTTTAGTGGCTTCAAAGGTGTAGTAGTGAAATCTATTGTTGGTTTTTGTTCTAGTTCAAAAGGTGTAAATTGATTGTTTTTTCCTTTGTCAGCAGATTGCTCATCGTATGTTATTATCTGACTTGCTATATCTTTATACGTAGCGTGTTGATTATTGATATTTTTTAGTGGTTTACCTTTTTTATTCATTTCTCTTGTATGTAATGGGTTTTTTGATTCATAATGAGATAATCCATAATGTTCTAGTTCGTTTCTATCTAATACTGAACGTTTGCTACTAGGTCTTACTCTTCTTCTTAATTGACTTAAAGTTTGATAAGATGACATAGATTGAGCAGCAGTATTAGGTCTACTCATATTTTCATATAATGTTCTATCATCTCTTTTTTTGGGTATAGAGTTTCTATAATCTTCTAATCTATTATCCATGTGACCATGTAAATCCGTAATACCATCTCTACTCAAAGCATCCATGTGTTCACTTCCTTGAGGCATAATCTCTTGACCCCATGTTGCAATTTGTCCTAATGATGCTGCTCTAACTGGACCATTTAAAGAAGACAAATAATCTCTAACATAATCTTGATGTGCTTCATCATTAGGTAAACCTAGAACTTCTAATGCTTTATCGACTTTCATAGTTGGATTCAATTCGTACATCGTTCTATCACCTTGATGCATCATGTCGAATATAGTTGCTACATTTTTATGAAACGAGCCACCTTCCATTTCTTCAATGGATTTCCTATCACCCTCACCTATGTGATATCCCATAGTTGTAATATTATGATTGGGGTCATGAATAAGACCTCTGCCAGCGTCTTCCCATAATCTTTGAGAATTATGCATGAACTTAATTGGGTCACTTGGGTCAAAAGCACTTGGGTCATGTTCTAACACCATTGGAAGTAAAACGGTTTTAGCATACTCTGCTTGTGCTTGTTTATCTGCTAATCTTTTTTTATAGAAATCTATGGAATGCTGTTCTCCTTTACCACCGGGCTTCAAGTCTTTCATCTCATTAGGATATAGTAAATTATTCAGTTCTGCAACTCTATCTTCTGCTCTTTTAATTTCAAGATTTTTAAAATCTTGTGGATTCATATTAGTTCTTTTTTCATCCATATATTGTTGAAGTTCTTCACCTTTTAAGTTTCTAACACGGTCTAATTCCTCTTCTAAGAAAAGTAAATCTTCACCTTCTACACCACGTCCTTCACTTTCTGCACTACCTGCATCACCCAGCATTCTTAGATATTCAGGATGTGATACACCCATAGAGGTTCTTTTATCAGGGTCAGCAAATAATTCTTCATACGATGTTACTCCCCAGCCGGGATGTGAGTCCCATGGTGGATATCTACCGTTATCAGCAAGAAGGCGGTGATGCATCGCACCTGAATCCATCAAAGAAGTATCTCCCCTTTGTGCTGAACCTACACGTGTAAATGGGTTATCTGAATGAAGTTTCTGCATAGCCCCATCTCTAGATATATTACGTTTGATATCATACTTTTCAGAGTCAACATCAAAATTAGTTTCTATGTTTGGAGGACGTGTCATAATATTAGGGAAACTAGTAGATTCTGTATCACTTGAATTATTGTGATTATTTCTCAATATTCTACCTCTAGCATTAGGACGTGATTTATCAGTATGTGCCATTATTTCAAGTGCACTCCCACTACCAACAACTCCAGTATCCCTTTGTATATTATGTAAATTACCAAACATACCAGTATTACCACTATTAGGGATAATGCTATACTGAGTTTGACCTTTTCCTTCCTCATCAGTCTGTAAATAACCTAAAGGAGAAGATTTACCACCATCAGTAGAAAGATGATTATGAAGAATATCAAGATAACTGGTATGTGTTTTTCCAATACCCGGACTATGTGAATATGCATCTTCTTCCATATGTGCCCAACCTTTTAGGTTTCCATCTTTATCTTCAAAATAATGAGACTTCTCTTCGGGTGTTAGTTTTTTATCATCAGGCTTTGGACCGTTATTACCTATCCTTGTAACAGACAGACCTCTTCTAATTGGTTTTTCTTCTGTTGCTAATCCTTTTTGAAACTGTATATTATCCATAACTTGTTGCATAATTTCTTTATCTAACAAAGGCTCATTATAAGCATTAAATATTGAATGATTATCAAGTTCATTTAATTTTTTATCATAACCGACTAAAGACTGTAACCCTTCTTCTGTTAATTTAACATCACTAGTTTTATGTATTCTACTAGTAATTATATCTTTCAAACTCTTACCCTTTTTTCTTTCCCTCTTAATAGCAGCAACATCAGAATTAGAAAAAGAAAATAAGTTATTAATATCATCTATATCAACATCACCTTCAAACATTTTAACGATATTCTTTCGTAATCTTTCATGTGCTGAATCTTCTATCATACTAGTTTCACCAGTATCAGGGTCTGTATATTCATAAGGCTCTAAATAAACAGAGTTCAATGCTTTCTTTACTGCACCTTCCATACCACTAGTTGTATTATCATCTGAGGTTTCTAAGTATTGATGTGTGTTAGGTCCAAATTGATGTGGCATTCTCGTCCAGTGGTGTAGTTCAGCGTTTGTTCTTCTTTCCTTGTTTAATTTTAATCTAGCCATCGGCATGATATGCCCATCGGATAATTTGATGTCTTGATGTTCAGGATGGTCTGTTCCATGTTCATGTATATGCTGTAAGATTTTAGTTCTGTCTTGTGGAGCAACAAACTCTAATCCGTAAGCCCATGTTTCCCAACCTAATTTTTTATTATGTTTAATTGAGTTCTTACTCCTCAAATCTCTTTTAGATGCAGCCAAATCTTCAAACTGTGGATTATTTAAAAAATATTCTTGATACTCTTGTTCAGATATCTTCCTAGTTAATTTACCTCTAGTGTTACCACCTAGTATCAAATCACCCATACGTTGGTCAAAGTGTTCTTTTTCTAAATTAACACCATTTTTTTCTAGTTCTTCAAGCCTCTCATCTCCTTGTTTTTTCTTCCATCTCTCGAAATCTGCTAATCTAGTAGTATGAATGTGTTTGTAATGGCTTTGACCATGATTAGATTTAGAGCCAAGAAAAGCCTGTTTTCTAGGTAATTCTTCTTGATAATCTTCTTGTTGATATATAGGGAGGTTTTCATTGTCATACAATAAATCTCCTTTAGTATTTTTAGCATGAATTGCATTTCCCTTATCATCGAGTTTATTTCTTTTTGCTCTTCTAGTCCCACCCTTAACACCTCTATACAAAGAATGTCCTTGTTTTAGGTGGTATGACTCATGAGCATCTTCTTTTCCCATCAACTGCTGTGCAAAAGAGGGACTATCATCATCTGAAAAATACATTTCACTAAGTTTTCTTTCCCATTCAGGTTTACCAGTAATAGCGTTTTTTCTTCTCAGTGGGTGGTTATCTTCTGAAAAAGGCCAGTATCCGTAAGTACTAGTAGTCTCAGGCCACTTACCGTGTCTTTGATTCATAGTATGGTCGTTTTTTATTTGACCTGCCCACGGATGGTCAACAGATTCTTGTTGAATTAATCTAGAAATATTAATATCTTTTTGTTTTTTTGCTTTCTTTAACATATATGCTGTATACGAAAAAGCCATTTCGTCAGCCTTAGTCACATCAAATGTTATGTTTTGATTTTCTAAGTTTTGTAAAGATTGTATGTAAAAACCAACTTCATCATCTGCGTATATGTTATCGTAAATGGCTTTAATTAAGTCATTACGATGTCGAATGTAAACATCAACTGCATTTTCTTCCACAGATTCATCCCTCATCGACACGGCCTTCACTAGCCCTGTCATGAGTATTCATCTTTGGAGAAAGTGAATCTAGGCTAACGGATTCATTCGTAGCACCCTTATTTGCAACATCAGTTGAATCGAGAAGATGTTGGTTAGTAGAATAACCCGCATTACGTGTTTGACCACCAGTTTCTGAATGGAACTCTACTCCCCCCGGTTCTGTTGAAAATGTAGTTTGATAATGTGCTTTAGTAACATGTGTACCGCATCCGGCTTTAGCCATACAATCCATTTTTTTCATACCACAGTTTGGACATTTCTTTGCTTTTTCTAAAACATCAAGTCTTTCTTCTAAGTCTGTTGCTTGTTTTAGCATATTATAAACCTCAGGTGAGGCTGTTTCATATCGTGGTTTCATTAATACATCTCCTGAACTGTTTTATGTTGGTCTGCCATAGAATGTATTTCATCCCATGACATCTCATGAACTTCTTCATTGCTAAACTTATCTAAATCAGAATTACCATCAATGTCTCTAGATTTCATAATAGTATCCATGTCAGCCCTAAATGCATCTGCTCTAACGTCATCTGATAAAGGTGTAGAATAAGGTACGAAACCTGCTTTTCTTAAAATTGCTTGAGGATTCTCAAATGCTTTTCTTAGCATTGCGTTTTCTTCACGAACAACCTGAATGTCTCTATCCATGGTTTCCATTTTAGAAATTAAAGCGTTCATAAGACGTTCTGTAACGTTATCATCTACGCTTTCATTTGTAGCAACCATTTTAATCACCTTAGTTAGACCAACGACCAAAGGTTCCTGATGCTTTCTTCATTTGACTATTATTCCTAGATGAAATAATTGTACCTTTTAACTGTCTATGTCTTTGTGAAGTATCAAACTTAGAACCTGACTCATTCCACTTTAGTACAGGTACATTATTTACCCATCCGTTATCAGGAGTAACTACCTCTGTATCTGCTTTCTTAATTGCATGAAGTAAATCTTCTTCTAGTGTGCTTGCATATTTCATTATTTCATTTAAGTGACTTTTAGCATCGTCTGCATTACCACTTTCAATGGCTTTCGCAAAAGCCTCATTATGTGCGGTAAGTTTCCTAGCCATTGGGTGCATTTTTAGTAAGTCCATGGTAATCGCCGCTTATACGCTATACGCCTCTCTATTTAGATTATGCGCCTTTAATTCGCCTTGAGTTCATTAATGCACGACTATTATCTTGTGCTACGGAGTTTTTCGGTCCACGTTGTTGTACACTAGTTACTGGAGAACCAATACCCGGACTTCCTCTATTTTGAGGAGAGGCTGGGCCTCTTGGAGTACGAATACCTTGACCCTCACCACCGGGTTGTGATGGTGGCATTATACCGGGAGGTTGTGCACCCATTTGTTGTCCCATAGGTCCACCTGTTCCGGGTGGCATTCCTTGAGGTGGTTGCATACCCGGTGGCATTGGTGGAGCACCGTCTTGTGCTTGATTCAATTTACGATATGTAAATCTAATATCTCTTTCACCTTCTTCCATTAATTCAGGTTTATATCCAAGCATTTGCATCCTTTGTGCTAAATTAACTTCCATCTCATCTCTACGAAGTCTTGTAATTTCATCTTCTTCTTCATTTGGATAAAGAGTTAATTTCCAATCCGTTACTTCCATTTGATTTAACAATCTTGGAAATAACACTTGAGTGTAGACTTTTTGACCAAACTCAACAGCACGATTAGTAACAAGTATTTGCATACCTTCATTATTCAGTCCACCGGATTTACCGCTATCAATCATAAAAATACTACTCACACCATAGAACGCTGCTATTCTATTTCTTAATTCATCTCTAACAGCGATATATTGCATCTCTTCTAATGTATCCATGAACTTAACCCAATTTACACCGCCTCTACCAGTTTGGCTTTCAATACCAACTTTAGGTATGTAGTGCGGGTCACGTTCCATTTTTTCGTCTACTGATTTCCAAAACGATTTCATTGATTCTAGATTATCGGTAGTAACAGAAATAATTCCTTTTGGACTTCTTCTTTTCTGATATGAAGTATACATATAATTATCCATTGCAGTAAGTGTCATAGCCTGTCTCCACATTGTGTTAACCGGACTTCTACCATACAATTTAGACGGGTTATATTTACTGATATGTATTACTTCTCCTTCTAAATAATATTGAGTTTTACCACTACCAGCCATATTAGCATAATGCGCTTCTTGCATATTATTACCACAAACTTCGCATTTGTCATCTTGACCGGGATAAGCGATTTGGTCTCTATGTAATGGACATACTTTGTATCTCCCACCTCTTACACCACGTTTGTCAGATATAATTCTCATAAAGATAGGGTCGCCTCTAATTACTTCTTTTACTCTAAAGAACTTAATATCAGAAGTTTCAGGTTCTACATAGTATTCTTTTATACAAATTAAAAATGCATCATCTACAACATCTAAATCTCTTTCTATTTCTTGTAATACATTCATGAAATCTTGTTCCATAGAGTTTTGTTGTTCTAATAGCCATTTTGGATACATTAATTGTTCTACATCAGGTGCTCTAGTTTCCCCACCACATAGAGTACATTGTTCAACTTCATGTTTGAACTCTTCACCACATTCATTACATTTGTGTTGAAACTTCTTTTCCCAATAATATCCCCTTCTAAATATCTCTTGACTTAACTTAGATATCACTGTTCTAAGAATTAAGTTTTCATGAGATACAGCATATAGCGCTGGTATTGTAATTCCTTGTGCTAATACAGGTTCTTGTATACCCGTAGTATACAGGGGCATTTGTGGTTCAGGTGTAGTTCGAGTTCTGAAAGGGCTTGCTAACCCTGATAGAAAACGACTGATTCTTCCTTGTTCTTCTGCCATATTATATCGCCTCTGCCCACTTAGTTACGTCGTCGGCCTGTACGCCCCATTCTGAAAGGAGTGCAGTAGACTTTTTGGTGTCATCGCTCCAATTATAATATCTGACTACTTTTTTTAGTTCTTCCTTTTTCATAGAATCTTTTTCTTCTATAAATGCTAAAACGGCTTTTGCTTGTGTCTTCTTCATTTCTAAAAACGGTAATAAACCTTTCAAAAGTTTACTAATATCGGCTTTAGAATAAAATTGTAATCTATGTTGACTTCTTTGTGTATCACTATACACTTTTTGGTCTAATTGTAATATCCCACAGTCTAGCGTTTTTCGTAATTGTTCACAATGTATCTTACCTCTTGTACCAGTAGCGATAAAACCAGCACGTGGTTCTCCTCTTTTTGTAATTGTTATATATCCATCAGCATCTAAAAACCCAGCAGCATAAGCCCAAGGGTCTTTTATGATTAATCCAGTTCTATCCATTTTTACAAAAGTTCCTCTTTTACCACCCGCTATGATATCAACTTCTTCTCCATACATAGACAAAAGTTTTGCTAATTTCATAGATGTCATACTTTTGTGTAAAACTTTTCTTTCTTTTAGATTTTCAAATAATGTGCGACCTGACATAGCACCTTTAGATTTTAATATTTCTTCACTCTTACGTAATGCTTGTTGCTCTTTATCTGTTAATTTTTCTATTTGGTTAAGGGTTGATTTCCATATTTTACGAGCATCTCTTTTACTATCCATAGCAGAAACCCATGCTTTTCTTTCTTCATCTCCCCAAACGTCTTCATATTCATCTAGGGCTTTCAAAGCCTCATCTGCTTTCTCCCATTGCATACACGCTCTAGTCAAACCAATCTTTCTAGAATCTCCAAATCTTCTCAAAGATTTCATAGTTTTATCTGACATACCAAGTTCTCTTATAGTCTCAGAATGTTTTTCTGACCAAGGATGCATTTTTAATGTAGCATCCATTTCCATACTTTTCATTGTTCTTATATCTTGTATAGCCTTATCGATAAAATCTTTTTCTTCTTTATTATGTCTTCTAGCCTTTCTTAATCGATAAACTAAATCAGATGCTGTACAGCCTATGTTAGATTCAAACCAACCATCTCCGTTTTGGGGAAACATGCTCATTTTTCTTATCTCCATAACGATGTATTCATATTATTTTCATCTATTGTTGTGTCATTCATTTCAATCCCTCAAGGTGTCATCAGCGAGTCATTCTTACTCCCGCCTCTAAACCAATTATCAAAGCCCGGTAAGTAATCATCTAAGAGCATAACGCTTCCTTTGAACTCTTTTGATGCCCAATTAGCCAAAGCAAGACTCATCGCTAAGTCGTCGTGTACGCCCACAGATTCTAGTTTACCAGTTTTTTGCATACCAAATCTATTCAATTCTTGTTCCAATTTATGTGTGTAAGCCCTGCTCCTTTCATCACCATATGGAAGTTTAATATGTCCTTGTTCAAATGCAAGGAGAAGACTCATGAACAAAGATTCTTTTCTTGTACGAGTAGTCATGAATACTCTAATCGGCATATCTGCTCTCAACTCTCTCATCTCTTGTTCTAACATTCTTTGAAAGTTGTTTCCTTCAAGTTCAATAAGTTCAGGTTGAAACTTACTATTCAAAATTATCATCATACGTTTTTGTGCCATTGAAGACATACCTCTTTCATGTACGACGTGAACTATTTCTTTAAAATCACTATCCGGCTTTATTCTCATAACTGTCATTGCTGTAAAATCAGCATTTTTATCAGATGCTATTGCAGGGTCATGTCCGATGAAATGTTGACCAAACACACCATGTGCTTCTCCTTCTTCATTGTAGAATGTTTCTGCTTTATCAAGAAGTACAAGGTCAGGGTCTCTACACTTTGCTAATAATGGACCGGGGAACATACTCGCTACATCATGTATAGGTTCACACAGATACTCACGTGTAAATTGTATCGCTGGCATTGACATTCTTCTTCTTTCTAAAGATTCTAAATCCCATCGCTCAGGCCATAACGCTATCCCTTCTGCATTTATCGCTGGATAAGTTTCTACTCTAAAAGTTTCTTTTTGCTCTAATTCAGCATATAAATCATTGTAACTGAATGGAGTACCTACCATCATTAATTTACTAGTGTGATGAAGTACTGGTAGTAAAACTCCGTAAAACCAATCTGCTGTTTTAGCAAGTTCACTAGCAGTAGTACCCCACAAAATATCATCACATACAACAACGTCAGGGTGAAAACCACGTGTTGCACCACCAACCGATTTTGCCATCATACGACTACCGTTTGAAAACTCGAAGTAAGACTTAGCCCATGGTTTTCCTTTTGGTTTAAGATGCATAAGAACTGGGTTACTTTCTATGTTATTACGAATAAAACGCATGTGTTCAAGCGTCTGCTCTAGAGAATGTGAAAATATCATAACATGAGTATTAGGCTTGAATGCTGCTAACCATAAAGCATATGTCATAAAAAATACAGATTTACCGTGGTCACGTGATGCTTTAACACAATAGTATTGAGATGCTTCTAAGCCTTCTTTCCAAGATTGATGATGATGACTATACAGAAATCCTAAAACGTCAACGAAAAAATATTTGAAAGACTTTTTACTCATTTCTATATCCATATTAAGGATAAACGCTTCCATCTCTTCTTTAGTTTGAGACATATTATGCACCTGCTACGGTAGCACTCGACGCCCCGTCAGGTGTTTCGTTTTGCATATCTTTTACTTTATCAGCGTCTAAAACAGCAACTGGAAGTTTGCCGTAATTTCCTAGACTAGCATCTTTTGTATTTGCACCAGTCACAGCAACTGATTGATTTTGTTGTAAGTTGTTAGTGATTGAATTATCTGTATCAGTTCCGGGTGGTGCTGCACCAGTAGGCTGTCCGGGTGGTGCTGCTGGTGGTGCAGGGATTTTATTCATCATTTGTTGATGTCTCTGTGTATTAGCATAATTATCGCTAAATATGTTAGGACTTCCTCTTCCACCTGCATTACCTAGAACACCTACTTGACCTGTATTACTTCGATTGGCCCTTCTTTCTCTTTCGGCTGTCGCTTCCGGTGTATTAGCCATATATTCAGTACGTCTTGCTACCGAAGGATGTTGTGTAGGCGCTGTTGGAGGTAATTGATTAGGTTCAAAACTCATAGGTTTCATAGATTGAGAGCCTTTGAAACCATCTAAACCTTGATTCATTCGCTGTGCTTCATTATAATTTTCCTGTGAGGCTGCCATGTCTCTATCTACTGCTTTTTCTCCAGCCCTAACACCAATTTGTGCACCCGCTCTTGTAGCATATGGTTGAGCCAATTGTTGTCCAGTCCAACCTCCCATTGCAGCAGCACCTAATGCACCGGGTTGCCCACTCGAACTAGCATTGTAAAATGAATTAATACCACCAGCAAGAGCACCAGCAATCCCACCGAGTTTACCAAACTTTGAAGCCATCCCTGAGGTTTTATCCCCTATACCAACTAGTTGAGAAGGTGTATATTTAGGTGAAGGAGATTGTCTTACTGGTATGTTTTGTTTACCATATCTTTCTTCCATTACACTTCTAGCAGCATCCTTTGGTGCGATATTACCCGGCATACCCATCATTAGACCACCTGAATTACCACCACCACCACCTTGAACCATCATCTGAGGAGTCTCTGCTGCTTTTGCTAAAACGTATACTTTACCCATTTAGATACCCCCGAATGAAACCTTGACGACCTTAACTACCTTATCAGGATATCCGTATGCTTTAGTGATTCTCTCCCAGTCGCCTTTACTGTGTAAGATAGTACGTACATCTGCTGTTGTAATATTCATTTTCCTAGCCATGTTACGAATATCATCTAAAGATTCATTACTCATTTTCTTAATAGGAATGTGTTGAATTATATCAGTGTCTTTCCTAGCATCTTCTATCTGTAATAATTCAATTGCTTTGACTAACCTGTCTTTAGCACCTTCGGGATTGTCGCTACTCTTTGCATATTGTGATATAAACCTCTGATATGGGTCACCGACATTTTGTTGGAACTGTTGCATTCTTTCAGGAGTTAATGCTGCTCTTTGTGGTGCAGCACCTGAATCTTGCATTAATTGTTGAACTTGTTCTTGTGGTGCAGATGCAAATTGTAACCGTTGTCTCTGTTGTGGTGTTAGGTTCAAGGCTTGGTGTGGTGATATTCTTTGACCCCTTTTATATGTCATCTGTTGTGGATAAGTCGATACAGGTTCAGGTGCTGGGCTTGTAGCAGCATGTTGTGCTACTAATGCTGGTGGTGCATTAGGTGGAGGTGGCATAACTGCCACTTTTTTTGCAGGTGGCAGTGCAGGTGGCAGTGCAGGTGGCAGTGCAGGTGGCAGTGCAGGTGGAGGTGGTGGACCACCTTGAGTTGCAGCCGTTGGTGGTCCAGTTTGTGTAGCAGTTATAGGTCGTACAGGCTCGACATATCTGTTTTGCATGTATGCTGGAGCATCCATTACAGAATCATCATCACCAAACATTCCACCGCCTACAAGAGTGTTTTGAACTAATGGGGCTAGTTTGTCAATCTCTTCTTGTGGTGGTAACATTCTTTTTTCTTGATGTCCTCTTGAAAGCGATTGATGGTGTGCTATCTCTTCAATTATTTGTCTCATCATCGGTGCATTAGCCATAGACGCATCATCAGTTTTTAATCCAAGACCTGCTGCTTCTATTTCTTCACGTGTCAAAGCATCGTTTCTAAAATTAGAATGTCCATCACCTGAATTACCTGCTGCTAATGCTTTAGCCCATATTTTTCTAGCATTGTTATGTGTTCCCAATGTTCTTCCAGTACCCTCTCCCGACCTATATGAGTCAGGTGTTCTAGTACTATGTGACATGTATTTTTCAAGTCCGGTATCTGCATCGCCGTATCTTTCAGAATAATGATTATGTAACTTAGCAAGAGTACCCTGTGTCTTTCCAAATAAGGCTTGGAAAGCCGGGTACTCTGAAAGTTGTTCTGTTATCATTGCTCTACCCTGTGGGCTTGATAACAATTGAGAAACTTTGTGTTGTTTTCCATTAAAGTCTGTAAAAGTACTTTTGAAGAAATTAGGTGGTACTGACCCTGCTATTAAAGTCCCAAAGGCTTTGCTATCCATACCAAGCGCTTGTTCTATGTGAAAATTAGCAGAGCGAATAACTTCTGCTCTATTCTTTTTTCTACCACTTTGTGGTAAAAAATATGTATCAGGTAAATGATGTGAAACATCCCAAGATGTTATGTCTTGAAATTGCCCTTCATCGACACCCATATCGCTAAATCTTTGCATATGATGTGCTGGTAATTTATCTCCACCTTTCAGATGACCCATTTCTAAATGATGTGCCCCCGGTGTCATCGCACCAGTAACAGGATTTATCATGTAATTCAATTTAGCAGGTCTAATATATGGGAAACTTTTCTTCCCATTACCGAAATCTAGTATATTATGTTCTTTTCCATTTCTATCAACATTAGTATTATTAAATCCAACTTCGTTGAGTATTTTTGCTAACTGTGCATGATATGGTACGGTGTAAGATTCAAGGAACTTTCCATACTTATGTGCTGGTTTAGTAGGGTCGTCTAAATTATGATGGCCGTTTGGTGTTGTTGTAATTAACTGACCATCTGCACTGTAATTTCCTTTTTCAGTATGAGTCCCTCTTTGAAAATCAGACATAACTATTTTTCTCCAAGCCATAGAGTCTGTATTAGGAAGATGGTTATTTTCATCAGGTGATTCTTCATTATGCATATCTATGGCTTTTTGGACTAAATCTTTAGCAGGTACATTAATTCCTTGCTTTTTTAATTCTTCACCGACAGACCTGATTACACCATCTATACCATGTAGATGATGGCCGCCTTTTTCATCTTGGAAAAACATTTCACCATGTTCACCTTGTTGTGGTTTAGTGTGGTCTACCGTTGATTTTCCAACACCCGGTATACCAGTTTCTTGCTCATGAGCAGAACCAGTATGTGCAAACGCAGGTGCGTCAGGTTGATTTGGGTCAGGATGAAATGATTCCTCAGGTGGATATCTATGAATTACAAATTGACCATCATAAAATCCATAATTACCATCTCCCTTTAGTATTGTAATAGATTTCAATATTAAAGGATGAGTCGTTATCAAGGTGTTCTTCCACCTCTACTTGTGTACAAATCTAATGGGTTGATACCAAATCTTCGTGCATCCGTTTCATCTTCTGTTGCACCTTCGGGTTTTGTGCTTGTAACTGGTCCGTTTTCAGAATGGGCTGGCAAATTGCTTCCACCACCACTAGTATCTCCAGTACCCTTACTTTTCTTCTTTGATTCTTTTCTTTTCAAAGCACGACGAGCATCGTTGACTAATTGTCTCAATTCTGCAATGTCATAGTATGATAGTCCCTTTTTCTGTAATTCACTACCCTCACCGATTGGTCCTGTCATAACACCTTGAACAGATGATGTAGGTACTCTTGATGGATTGAACATTGGTCCTTGTGCTGCCATACCCTGTACCGCTACACCTCTACTTGGTTGTGAAATAGGTGGTGGACTAGGCATTGCTAACTGAGGCATTGATGGTGCACGTGGTGTTCTTGGCGGAACTATTGGTGGCGTTCTATGTGGTTTTAGCGCTGGCCTTCTAACCATTTGCCCTCGACCCTGTAACATCCCAGCACCAGTTGGACCTGCACTGTAAGAACGTGTACCGAATCTAGCAGGTTGAGATGATACTGTCCTTACACCTCCTAATCTTTTTCTACCTTCTTGTTGACCCATATATTGTCTATATTTTCTTGGGTCTTTTGATTGAGGTTGTTTTGTCTTTACACCACGATGTGACATTTCAACTGCTAAGTGTGCTCTACTTAAACCAGTTTTTTTTGCACCTTTAATACCACGCATTCTTGCTTTGGCTCTACGACCAGTAGCAGATTGAGGATTCATACCACCCGGTGGCATCTTGAATTGTCCTGTTGATGGTCTCCATTTTTTAGAACGTTCTTTTTTATCTTTCTTAGCACGAATAGCAACTTTCTTATCTTTCTTAGTTTTTGATTTTTTCTCTTTCTTTGGTGTCCCAATAAAACCCTGTCTTTCATCATGACCTTTAGCCTTTAGTAACTGGAATGATATTTCCATTGGTTCACCAGTAGCAAAAGCATGTCCACCTGCTGCACCCGGTCCTTTTGCTTGGTTTGCTAAACTAGTTAAAAATCCCATATTACCCGGTGGACCAGTTAATTTTGATGGTTCTACTTCACGATTTAATTTCTCATCTTCCTCTTGTTCGTCATCATCTGAGATAGAAACTATTTCAGAAGGTTTGATTTTGATATGTTTTAATTTTGACATTTCTTTTTTTCTGTCAGCCCTTTTCTTTTTCTTTTTCTCTGTCATCTCATCACGATATGCACCGTCTTCGTTTCCAGTATATGTTGTCTCATCCTCATCATTATTGCGAAACATGTATGATGATTCACTTCTTGGATTATACATACGAGTATCACGAAGACTCATAATACCGTCACTGGATTTAACAATAATTTTACTCATTCAGTTACCCCCGCAAATCTTTTTGTTAAAATAGAAACCATAGAGCCTAAGTTTTGATAGAAGTTTTTCATTGTATAAGGTGTTTTGAAACAATTACCCATATCTCTACAATGTTCTACAAACTCTGACGACGCTCCTAGTAAAGCCCCTCTTAAAGGGAATACTATTTCAGGGTCATCGGTTTCATCTAGTTCTCTAACTATATCGATAACTTTCATTAAACTATTTTCTGTAACTAATCTTTCTGTATGTTGTGATGCATAGTGTCTAAATCTTTCACAGACACATGTGCAATAATCTAAAAATACTGGTAAGTGAATATCAGGATTACTCTTTTCTGCTCCTAAAGAATAAACCTGATAACCCGGATGTGTAATTTGCATTAAATCAGTAATAGGTATCATTCCATTCCCTCCACTGTTTCTTGTAATTGAGACTTTATTCTCTTCCATGTTTCAGGACTTTCTTTTGCTAATTCTACATTTAAAATATTAATTGTTTGATTAACTTGAGAACCTTCACCCATAGTACCCCATTGGTCTTGGAACTTTGTTAAGTCTTTTATTGACTCTCTTACTTCTTTATGTAAGGAAACTGCATTTCTAACAAAACCTTCTTCGTGAACATTTCCTTCATCCATTAATTCTGTTAATTTTCCGTTAAGTCTCTCGACGTTGCTTCGTAAAACTGTAATTTCATTTCCAACTGTAATTGCAACCTCAGTTGCTGCCGAGCGCTGAACCAACGGTTGAAAATGATGTTTCATATGATGATAAACAGTTCTTTCTTGTATTCCTAATTCTGCTGCTATTAATTCTGATTCGCTACCGTCAGCAAAAAATCTTTCTTCAAATCTTGACCTATTCTCATTTGAACACAATACACATGATGGATTTGCTGCCATATGATATTGACCCATGTGATTACGATAATGGCGGTCAGCAGTATTTGCTCTCCAACCCATATCTTTGTCCAGTTGTTTACAGGACATTTCACCGTTCTTGACTGCCTCCTCAAGTACCTCTCTGTCATCACTTTGACAGAACGCACAGGAGCGTTTCATAACTGGCTCTCGCTCAACCATGTTAGACCCGAGTACTAACCGCTTAATCAGTATTGCTTATACAAACCGTGTTATTCTCTGATATATAGAGGTCAAGAGTATAAACGAAAGGAACACACCTACCATATACATTGACATTTCTGATTGGCTAATGTCAGCATTCTTGAATATTAAAATTCCCATGAATACGAGTATAGCACTGATAAGTTGTACCATTACCATATCTACTATAACTTCTCTTTTTGGTGCAAGCATATGCATAGACATATCTGCTATTTGTCTAGGTACTGGCACACCAAAATTATTACCACCTATCATTATACTCTACCCCCTGTGAGGAAATTACGGAAAAATGTTCCACCGCCTTGTGCTACATTATTTATTAATCCGGGGTCTGCTAATGCATTTGTTAATTGACTTTGTAACATACTTTGTTGAGCGTTTTGCATTGTTTGCTGTCTTTGATTATCTGCTTGCGCTACGGTTTGATTTACCATATTAGTCATAGAGTTCATTTGTGACATTACATTTTCAGAACTCATAGTTTGTAAATCAGTTGGTAAACTAGCAACATCTAATTTGAATACTCCATTATCTTCATCAAAGGTATAATTAGCGTTTTTCAACACATTTAGTAAAGAGAAAGTGTTTATCTGACTAATAACATCTAACAACATAGGGAATAGTTGTGATTGAAGAAATCTTTCCACAGGGTAAGAAGTGTTTAACATTGTTAACAAAATTTCTGTATCACTAGGTGGCATGATGGCTTGTTGATTGTAAGGGTCTTGACCAGTAGCGCCAGCCCATAACGAACTAACCGCATTAGGTTGTTGCTGTGGTTGATACCATTGTTGCGGTGGAGCGCTATATCCGCTACCATAATTTGCGTTAGGTGCACCTGTTTGACTTAAGTTTAATGCGCTAGAAGCAGGTTGTTGATTGTTCCAATTCATCGTCATTGCATTCCCTCCATTACCGCTTCCGGTATCGTCGGAGCAGGGTTAAGGACTTGAGCCTGTTGGTTTAGAATATCTTGGAATGCGATGTTAGGTGCAGTCATATCTCTAAGTTCTTTTTGGAACATTCTCATATCGAAAGTAATTGTTGTAATATCGTTATCTCCACTAACTGGATTAACGTAATGTTGCATTGTGATACCTTTACTTGTTCTCACATCTGCTGAAATCTCAGCAAAGAAAGGTTCGTATTTAGTAATCATAGGATGCACTGGTCCAATTTGCCCAGCAGTAAGAGTAGAAACTGGTACAGTAACTATACTGACTCCTCTTTTTATTTTGTCACGAAATCGACTAGGTTTCATTTCATCTTCAACATCTTGCTGTTCTTCCCATTTACAAAGTAGATGATACAGATGAAGATGTTCAGGACAATAAGTCGCTCTCATTTTACGACCACTTGTTACTCCCTCTCTTGCTATGAATGCTTCCGGCTCACCTGTGACTGGATTTTGCCAGTACATATCCCATAGGGTTTTACCAGTATCTTCATCACTTATTCTAGAATATAAATTATCATGTTGAATTAATTCTTTTACATTACAACCGTCTACACAACATACAGCAGTGTCTTTGTTATACATATATTTACTATGACGAAATAATCTACGAGGGTCGATTATAGAACGTTTTGTTGGGCTTAATAATCTGTAAGCCTGACGAATATCTTGTTTTCTTGCTTTATACGGATTAGCATGTCTTGATGGATAGAAGTTAACTTTAGGCACTTCTATGTTTTTCTCGATAGACATTCTTTGCATTTGTTGTTGTGCGGCTGCTTGCTCCATCAAAGCAGCGTGGCTAAAATTGGGATTACCTTGTTGTGATAAGGCCATTAATGTAGCATCATTTACTTGACCTAAATTTTGTTGCTGCTGAGGATAAAACGGATTCATGTTCATTACCATGCGTATTACTCCTGTGGGCTTACTGAAATAGTCATTTCGCCGTCTTTTACTACTAATGACCATTCTATTTTAGAGCCAGCAGATAAACCAAACTGTTCTACTATCCACATAGGAATAGTACTTCTGAGAGAATTACTAGAGCCTCCTGTGGAGACTAAGGCTGTTGTCGACGTGCCCTTACCCATGTCTCTCGCACACCCTACTCATCTAAAAGGTCACTGTTGAGGTCAGTAATCAATCATCTCTAATAATGTATTTTCAACATTCCAACCTATACGTGTCGCCATAAAAGAACGACGAGTCGGTATACCTGCTTTTTGTAATCTAATTAGGTCTTCTCTAAAAGGGTCAAATATCTTATGTTCACCGATTCTACCCTCTCTCCATAACTGTGCGGCTTTGTTGTCAAAGTATCTATCGGCTTTATTAGCAACTAGAAGTATCATTTTAGGAACATATTTCTTTCCCTTTCTCCAACTTTTCCAATTTCTATATCTATAATTTCTTTCAATCACATTATCTACTAGAAAACGAAAGCCTCCTATTTGTTGTAGTGCTTCATCTCCACCTTTGAATGCTCTATCATCAAACATAAATATAACATATTCACATTGTCGATTAACCATATCATCAATCCAAAGATTCCAAAATCTTTCTTCTCCGCCTATATCAGCAGAATGAATAACTCTTCTTTCTCCTTCCCAACGCACTCTTTTACGTGTAGGTTTAGGTAAAATATAACGAGTTATTAATTTGAAATGTTTAGTTCTTTCGTGTTCGGGTATTTCTTCCATTTCGCCCGGAGTAGTCATATATTTGTCTAAAGTGGTTTTACCCACCATAGATGCACCATATATTCCTACTCTTCTAGATTTCCAATTATTGTAGGCTTGTTTACCATATAGGGCTACACCCACTAATATACTGCCACTTGCCGCTACCATAGAACATCAACTAAACTTGTCTGTTAGCCAAGTTCCGAAGTCTGCTACTTTTTGATATACCCACTCGACCGTTATTTCCCATAAGTTCCAATCTG